TTTGGCCTTTATCTCCAACTGCAACAGCTCCGATCTTACGTGAAGGATCTTTAGACCATCCAGCAACCTGCTCAGCAAGTGCTAGGTATCTATCATTCCATTTGTTTGATACTTTAACGTATGGCTCTAATTTGTGCATATATGGATTATCTGACAAGATCAAAGTGCCTTTCGTATACGTGAAGATTCTGTACCTGCCAGATCATATCACCTAAGGTTATATTCGAATGAAGGAATGGACCAGAGCCAATATTTAGATCTTTAACAATCTCCTTCATAACATATTGTTGCCATGCATAATCATTCTTATATCCAAAGACAACATCATTAGAACGCATTTGAACTACAGCATGCAGCATGTTATCACGAATATAATATGTTACTGCATTCGTACAAATGAAGTCTGACATACCATTATCATCAAACTCTGTCCAGATTGAAGGACGAGTATAGATCATTTCAGCACGACGTGTGTCAGGATCTCTCATGAGTTCTGTTACAGCTTTTTTATACTGATTATGATATTCATCAGAGAAGATCAGTTTACCATAGTTACTATTGATGTTACCATGAACATCTGCAGCGTATTTCCATGCTGCTGGTGGTTCACGATCTGGACCATAGATGTCATTGATATTAGTAGATTGGCTTTTATACCATTCTATTTCTGCAGCAATGTATTCTGCAGAAGGTACACCAAAGATACTAGCTTCATCAGCAATGAATGTAGCACCAAGCATTTCAATCATCTTAGCACCTGTCTTATCAACAGTGAACATCTTATGCTGCAGGTTATGAATAAAATCTTTGCGAATACTATTTACACGATAGGATTGATGTATCATACCGAATCACCATCTGAGTCTTCACTGATATTAGCAATATTCCATCCTACTTTAGGACTATGTGCAGGTATGTTATAAGGTGTATTGTTGATTTGTATATTAGGCAATTTATACCTATCATCCATATTAAGATGACCATCAGACATATGAGTCATAAGAATCATAAGCTGAGTATTTGCATGAGCAAGATGGCTTAAGCCAGATTCAGGATCTAAATTTTCACCATTCCAAAATGCATTAAGATGTCGTTGGATAGAAGCATAGGTACGTGACCATTCAGTTACACTACCATCATCACGCCAATTGTTAGGACCATACTTGTTAGCGCCGAAGCCTAAGACTTCAGCAACTTCACGTGTTGCATCAATCGGTATTAGATTGTATTGCGGTTTGTTATCATCATATTTCATACTGTCGTGCCTTTCTTGAATTTATCGTTGTTACTATTATACCATGGTTTACTCTCTTTGTACACGGTATTACACTCTAAATGCTTATTAAATTCAAAACATTCACCATCTCTTATAGCAGAAACATGGTCATAATATAAAGATGAATTATACTGTGAACGTTTAGAATACTTTCTAAAGCTTTGTGGGTTAATCACTAGCCGAGGCCAGATTTGAAAACCAGGAACTTCTTCGTCTAGTTCTACTACCTTAGTTGTTACGATATAATCCATACATCCTTCAGCTATATTTCTGCCTAGAACTTGGACATTGCGAGGAGCGTAGGTCCACCACTTACTATTGTGATTCTTAATTTCAAGCTTCAGATTGTTTCTGCTATCTAAAACATCCCATGCAAAAGAGTTTCTATCGCTTTGATTAAACTCTGAAGGATTTAGAATTCCTCCTAATCTAGCTGCAACACCAAGTTCACCTGCTAAACCAGTAATACAAGCTTGTGTTACCTGCTCTACAGTACGATCTTTACTTTGTGTGCGATTAGACATAATACCACTGATGATATTAGTTTCTTCAAGACGTTTTAACAGTTTGCTCTTTGCGACCCATTGTCCGCCTCCAAAGAGTTCTTTATATTGATTTTCCATATTCTTCCTTAAATGTCTGATATATCTGACATGGCTTGATAGCCAAGCTTTTTGTACAATTCATATAGACCAATTATATCATAGATATTATTGCATCCGAATTCGACCCAATGACATTTTAGCTTAGAGTATGCTGGAGAGGCATATTCATTTACAACGCATTTGCGCTCTACTGCATCTAAGTTTATTTGTGTAAGGTCTGTTTTAGTTTGTGGGATTAAAACTTCAAAGCTGTATTTCATAATATAAGTGCTTGTGTTTATTAATTTATGTACCTATTATATCACTAACTGAAAGAATAGTACACACTTATTTTCATTCTTTTTAGATTAAAAAGGAATAAGCTTATTACAACTTATTCCTTTTCTTTTTCTTAATAACTGGTAACTGTTCTCTACCTTCTATCACTTCATTAGCTTTAAAGATTGAATCCCAATTGTTAGCATACTTTTCGTTATTAATTGATCTAGACTTATCGCCTTTACCGCCGTGCCACTGTTTACTCATAGTTGATTTTCCATTACATACGATATTGCGCGTTCAGCTTCTGTGTCAAACGCACGGCTTTTATACCATCCACCAGTATCTCTATCTAATTCCTTACATAGATGAACTACTTCAGGAGTGCTGATAGGATACTTCTTACTTATAGCGTTTCCTGCAACTGATACCATGAATGCATACATCTTAGCATACCAACCAGTCTGAGAGATTGCATTGTATTCACTGATCATTCTACGACTAACAAATGGGCAATCAGTATATGAAGACCATGAGTAATTAGTATTAGTAAGACCATTAGCACGATACTGTAGAATAGAGTTTCTCATCGTTTCTGACATACCATCGAATATAGTCTTTGGCTTCTGTGGCATAGGATGCTTACTTATAAATGCAGTAGGATTAATAACATCGCCGCTATTAGTGAAAATGAAGTTATTAGCATTAGCATACGAAGCAGGGATGTAATACATTCTTGATAAGTCTTTAGTCTGTTTATCTCCGATTGCACCGAGCTCTGTGTTGAGTGCCCACCAGAATTGTTTAATTTCAGATGAGCTAACCTTGCTGCTAAGTGGGAAGACAAGTCTGAACTTCGGATGATCAACGGTAGAAGAAGCCGTACTATAACAAACATAATAATAACTACCAAAACGATTACGTAGTTCACTTTGCAAGTCTCCTTTAAATTGATGATCGTCTACGTCTAGAGCTGCCCACCCGCCCCAACAAGTTACATTGATATTAGCGCGTGTAGTACCTTCAATGTAACTAGCAGGAGATATAAGAGAAGCATCTTTCTTGCTGTTTAATTTCGCTTTAGATAACTTATACAACAAAGCCTCGAACTGTTGCCAGTCCGAGAACTCCATAGACTTTACAGTCTTGTTATCGTATATGCTTTTAAAAAGCGTTAGAGATGTCATCTTACAAACCAGAACCAACATCACCGTGATTGCCGTAATGAGTTGGTGCTACCCAATCAGAAGGCTTTAGCAGATCAGGTAGACCGAAAGGATTAGGCCGACCTTCTTTGACACCAGATTCTTTTGACATATTAGCAGCATTTACTTTATCCCATGCTACATTAGGATCAACGCCGAATACGTCAAGAGTTCCAATAGCAAATACGCATAGATCAATAAGACCATCAACTACTTCTTCTGCGTCCTTATCTTTCATTGCATCAAACGTTTCAGTCATCTCTTCTTGACACATTGCAAGGCGAAACGCCAAATATTTTTGCATTAGTTCTCGATCGCCTTTGTTGGCTTCAAACCACGCGTTGACGCCAAACTTGTCATGCATATCACTGATATCTTTTGCCCAGTTATTAGACATTTAGTGTACTCCATTTCTTTAGTTTTTCACGTTTAGCTGCAGAACAAGCAAGTACATTTTCCTTCCTTATGAGCTGAGCTTCTTCCATTAGCTGAACCATACAGGTTATATCACCGATCTCTGATTCAAGTAGTTCGGCACCCTTTCCAAATCGAATGATCTTTGAAGCTTCGACTATAGCTTCAGCACATTCTTCCATAAAGATTACTAGTAATTCCTCGTCTTTGTTCATAACGTTTACCTTATTTAATTGTAATCATAGATCTATTATAACACACATTACACACAATGTACATCTTTTATTTCAGCTGAAATCATGACATGAAATCTTCTAGTGAAATTTTAGGTTCTGGAGACCAACCAATCGCATCAAGAATAGGAATGACTGGATCTAGAAACGTTTTTTCAAACTGTTTGTCGTAATCAATATACTTATCAAGCTGCAATTCAGGAGCAAGGTATGTGGGGAATGAGATTACGTTTTCACGAATACTGTTTGGCATCTTGAGGTAACAGAACTTAATCTTTTCACCGTTCTGAATCAGCTCATGCTTCTTCTGCAAACCTAACAACTTTATGTGATGGTTATACAGTAAAGCGCCACGTACGTGAATAGGAGTACCCTTTGCGTATATACCATCACGCTTACGCGCCCACTTTGTAATATCACTTACACCTCTTGGAAACGATACTTCTTCAGCAGATAAAGTATTAAAGTATGACTTAAACTGAGCAATAGCTTTTTGCACTTGTGTTTCATCATCTTTAACAATGACAGTGAACAGTGCTTTTAATGCATCACGACAAGCAGAGGGTGTAGACGACTTAATAGCTTCGATGCCCATGATCTTGAGCTTTGGCTCTGCGTATTGTACACCTTCGTTATTGTGAACATTTAATATGTAGCGCTTCTTAGCAGTCCATATACCACGATCTGCAATAGCTTCACGTGCCATAACCATGCGAGGAGTATAACAACCGAACATATCGTATAGTCTTGCGTAAGACTTTTCTAACATAGGAATGAACTGTTCTTCACAGATCTTGTCGATAGTTGCTACTTCTTCACCAGCTTTAACATACTTCTTAACAAGGTTACCGAACTGTACATACACCGAATCTGTATCAATAGCGATAACATAATCAAGATCATCAGTCTCGCATACCTTATTCATGAACTGATTAACAGCTTTCTCTGCCCAACGAATAACTGTTTGGCCAGTGAGAGTAATACCTTCAGCAATACGAAGATCGTAATAACGGAACCATCTATTACCTAACGCACCATATAATGAGTTAAGAAGAAGTTTGATTGCCATCTGTTGGTTTTCATAAAGAGAGATGTCACGTTCAATGCGAATCATTTCTGGTTTGTTATTCTTATCTGTGTTTTCTTTCTCTTGTTGAGAAGCTAACATCTTCTTCTTGATTATGCTACGTTCAGCATAGTATTCAACGATGATCTTAGGAAGAACACCTTGCTTTTCTTTCCTGAAGTATACACCATTACCTGCAAGTGCGTAGTCAGTGTCATTCACATGTGACTCAGACAGACCTATGTCTGGGTTCATATTAGCACGATCACCTTCGACAATAGTTTCTGGTGACATATTCCATTGAACAATGATGTTAGGATATAGTGAGTTTAAATCGAACGATGTTACCCATTCATGCATTCCAACCTGAGGAGCTTTAACATAGCCTCCCGGATAATCTGCTTTAAACTTATCACCATTAGGAGGAACTACTATGCCACGATCACTTAGATCACGATATAAGATAGCATCCCATATAGCAGTAGTACCAAGAGTATCAGAGTAGTTAACACCACCACGATATGCCATGGTCATTGCTAATGTGATTAAGCCCATTTTATCTTCAAACCGATCAATGAGTTCTACGTCTTTAATGTTATAGTCAATGAACTTTTGTGGATCATTGACATATAATGAATGCAAGTCAGTGTATTCATCGTAAGAAAGCTTTCTTTCACCGAGTACTACATGCGCAATATGGTCAAGCTTATATGATTCTTGAGGACCATACGAGTGACCAAACTTTTTGAATAGTTCCATGTAATCAAGCTGAGCAATACCAGTCAATTCATATGACTGTTGATCACGACCCATAGTAGTTACTCTACGCTCGTTGATTAATCCCCATGGAGACATACGCTTAGCAGTATCAACACCGAAGAGTCTTGCAAGACGATTGACTAGATATGTTATATCAAAGAAACGTACGTTCCAACCAGTGACAACATCAGGGCAATGAATAGGAGAAGACCAGTGACTAAGGAACTTTGTTAGTAATTCAGCTTCATCTTTGCAATGTTCGTAGACAACATCTAGATGATTTAAGATTGATTTTTGTTTAGACCATTCAATACAACTCCAAACATAATAGACGTTGTCTATGTTGTTCTTCATACAGATTGCAGTGACTTCTTTCTCTGCAAGTTCAGGTTCTGGAAAGCCATCGTCAGAAGCCGTTTCAATATCAAGAGATGCTACGTTAACAACATCTCTATCGAATTGTATCTTACCTGAAAACTGTTCTTGTATATATTGTACGACATAGTTCTTATTACCATACAACTCTTTAGAGCCGATAGTGCCATAAGTTTGTTCGTGTATTTTAACGTCTGCCATTTTAGCAAAGTTAATAGGACTGACGTGATTACCATCTAAGGCGTAGTCAGTACCATTGTGATCTAATTGGTATAAAGTAGGACTGAATTTGACACGAGTTTCATGTCTGTGGCCATTTTTATACCCACGATATAGTAAGCTATTACCATACCGTGCTACGTTTGTGTAGAATTTCATAAGCATTTCTCCAATTCATTATGTATATTATAACACGTTTTATGGGAAATGTAAACTACTTTCTTCAGCTATTTCTTCAGCATTTGATTTCTGATAAATCATTGCAACCACTCGTTCGTATTGATCCACGACTTCAGAGTCTGCAGGACCAGAATGAATTATAATATCATTATGAATTTCAATGCTAATGAGCGGCTGTTTTAAGAATTCTGGCCAAGGCATAGTTACCAATTGGCCATCAACTATTTCAGCAGATAACGGTTGTATCAGCATAGTAGTGTGTTGCATTTTTTTATCTTCAATGTCAGAGACCTGACTGAGAATAGTTTCACCTGAGGTAAGTTTTGTTGAGAATAGCATATATGCTCCATAATAAAAGAATAGGGTGAGAGGCTGACCGGTGGCCTCTCGCGTGCCGCTTTCAAGGTTGGGACTTTTACCTAGGGGTGTTTAAAGCCCCATATGAGAACTACTACGATCTTTAGCAAAGAATTCAAGCATTCTTTGTCTACGTTCTAGGTCAGCTAGATCAACAGACTTGCTTAAGTAGCGTTCATCTGCTGACATGTTCATGACTTTAACTTTCTTAGCCCACCAAGTGGCAATAAATTTAATCATGAACCATTCTCCAATTTACTGTTATATTCACTATAAGCACGTGTATTCATTTCAAACAATAGAGAAGAATACGTGTGATATGGATATTCTTTAAGCATGTATTGTGCGATGGTTGCATTAGCTGATAGTTGGCGTGCAAGCAACACTTTCTTGTGACGTGCTTTAAAGAATTTAGCAATATTAATAAGTAAAGGTTTGATCGTAAAGCTAATTACTTTCGTTGAGTAATTGATTTGGTTCATTTTTGGATTCCTCGTTAGTTCCAATATTAATTTTACGAGGACGCTGATCTTCAGGGACGATAACCTTCAATGAAATTGCAAGGATGCCATCAACGATGTCTGCTCCGTGCACATGCACGTGTTCCGACAGCCGAAAAGTGCGTTTGAACTTCTTCGTAGAAATACCACGATGAACGTATTCACGACCTTTCTTCACATGTTCACCAGTGATAGTAAGTGTCCTTTCATGCATTACAATATCAATACCTTCTTTACTAAACCCTGCAACTGCTAATTCAATTAGATAGTCGTCTGGTCCAGTTACTATGATATTATGTGGCGGGTAATGATCATGGGCATGTTTAGTCACATGGTCCAGTTCTTTAAATAGATGATCAAAGCCGATGTATGCAGCTTGTGGATAAAGTGATGAGGATGTTTGAAATCTTCTGTTGCCTGTCATTGTATTCTCCTTTTTCAAGCAAGATAGTATTTATAGGAACCAAGTATTCTTGCATTCCGGTGTTATTTATATAACTACTTAGAGGCGTTTTGATCTTTCATCCATTTTGCTGCGATTCTATTCTCAGGTTTAGACTTAGACCATTTCATCATCTTGCGATATGCTGCCATAGTTGCACCTTCGATATTAGAACCTTCAGAGTTATCGACTATAATCATTCTTTCTCTAAATAGGTTTTGGAATTTGCCCAGATTCTTCTGAACATCTTTCCACATTTTCTTCACCATTTCATCTGGCAAAGATCTATCACGCATAGTATTGCGTGTCAACGCAGTATCAACATCAGTGTTAACAAAGATCATTGATACAGCATATCCTATTTTTCTTAATTCATTGACCTGACCTGCTATCTTATTATAGTCTTTACCAGTACCATCGATGATAATACCTTGTCTACCCTTAAGAGCAAATTCAAGTTGCTTGTTTGTGATTCGTTTACCAGTTGCACGTGCTTCTTGACCTTTAACAGAAGATATATTACCTGGTGTTGGTTCTAGACCAGCTTTAGCTAAAGCCTTTTCAAACGCAGGATCTGAGTTAATAAGCCTAAAGCCTAGAGGTTGTAGAGCGGTCTTACCAACAACAAAAGACTTTCCAGAACCTGGTCCACCTGCTAAAAATATTGCTTTAAATATAGCAGGATCATTGACACCTTCGTCTAGAAATTCCTGAAAATCTTTCATGTTGATACACCTTAATTTATGTTTATAAGTCTATTTATTACATAAGGATCTTTGAAGGTGGAGTAAAGATCTTAGCAAACATCGTTTGATATTGCTTCTTAAGTGTTTCAACAGGATCGACAACAAACATAATGAATTTATCTTCTACGCCCATACCTTCTTTGCTATCATACGCAGTAGAATATCCCATGAACGGTGCAAGCCCAAGAGAGTTAGCTTCAGTTGGTATTAATATAGCAACATCAGTTAAAGTGTAAACTGCTTTATTTGGGTCAGAAGATACTGTACATAAGAGTTCTTCACCAGTCACTAGTCGAACAATCTTGATTTCGTTTTGTAGTTTCATGCTTAATTTATCCTGTAATTATGTTGTAAATTTCTTTCCAGTTCTGCACACGTGTTGCTCGACCAGCATAGGCAGCGTTAAAAGTGTGAGAGATCAAGAGACTGTCTAAACCAAGAGCAACGCCAAGGTCTGCATTCTGTGGTTTATCTTCTACCCAATACATATCACTACCACGATATTGTTCTAGAGCTTCGTCTTTGTCAGCACCAGTGTCTAAACACACTAGCTCTTCAAAGACAGTAGGGCCGAACAATTGATCAAGGTTTTGCTTACGTAAACGGTAGGCTGCTTTGTTGAGGCTCATACTTGTAATGCAGCGGAAGACATAACCATGTTCTTCGTGCAACTTACGTACGTATTTAATGGCATCACGCAGTGGTGATAAGTAACGCATTTCAGCGCTTTCATTAAAGCTTATTACTAACTTTTTAGTTTCTGCTCGAGTCATATCGAACATGATTTCCATATCATAAGTGTCTGACACAACAGGATCATAACCCTTTACTTTCATCCACTTAACGAAGCCGTGAACCCAATCAACTAGAACACCGTCACAGTCTGTTAGTATTACTTTATCTTTCATCATATATTTTAATTCCTTATTTCATTTTATGTAACCATTATACCATAGTCTGGCACAGAAGTACACACTTATTTTAACTTTATTTAGATCAAAAAGTTATAAGCTTATTCTAACGTTACTGCCTTTACAGCTGTTTCGTAAATAAGAGTATCTTTGACTTTGTCTAACACTCCAAGAAGCAATACCATCTCTTTATGATATATTTCCCAGAAGGCTGGAGCATTGTATCTAATATCTCTAGTGTTGTCTATAATATCAGCACACTTAACAAACTGTGCCTCATAAGATGCAGATGCACTATGTGCCCTATCCTTTGCTTTACGTTCTGCACGATTTTTACCAGGAGTACTAACATCAGTGAGATCTTCAACGATACGGCCGACAATGGGGCCAAACATATGATAAATATCTAGACGAGTAACTTGAGTATCTTCAACAACGTCGTGCAAATACGCAGCAGAGATCATATCTAGATTTCCACCAAAAGCTTCTACAGTGCCTGCAACTCTGATAGGATGAACAATGTACGGATCAGTGCTATACTTACGCAGCTGACCGATTGCAGCGTGAGCACCAGTTGCGTATGCTCTTGCAAGTCTAGTAGTAAAATCTTCCATAATATATTCCTTATTTCAATTTGTATTTAGTGCGAACGTGTAGGCATTGGATGTTATATCCACCAGCATAAAAGGTTTCAAAGGAGAAGACTTTTCCATTATCTAATTTCCAAGCTCCTTCCATATAACCGTCTAGACCGTTTCTGCAAAATTGCTTTTCAACGCTATTAACTTCAAAGTCAATCTTCTTTGCTACAGCAACTTCAATCTTCATAAGCTTTTGAAGAGCTTCTTTTTGAGCTTTGATTAACCAATCATCAGCACCATAATAAGCGATCAGTTGTTGATCACCTTGATTGATACCCATTTCATTATAAAGACTGCGTTTAGCATCGCTGCGCACATAGTATTTGCCTGCGATAAGCTTATGATCTTTGTAGCGTTCATCGATAGCTAGCTTAGTTTCGTCAGAGCGCATCCACGTTCTTGTGTTAGTGAGATATTTGATACGATCATCGACCCATTTTTCCATTAAAGGACGAACAGTTTCTTTGATCTCTTCTGCGATTTGCTTAACTACTGTAGATTGCTTCATATGTGTACCTCATCAATTTATATAGCTATTATATCAAAGATTGATGAGATTGTACACTGTTATTTTAGAATGGTTTGATCTAAGCTTATAACTTTTTGGTATAAGCAACAAGATCTATTTGTTTCCGATATTGTATTTCGGACACAATTCCCATTTAGATTTTTCTTTGTATGAGACTACTTTGATTTGTCTCAGCGGTGCACGTGTGAGAGCTTCCTCTAAAGAGAATTGAACTAATCCCCAATCACTTAATAGAGTAGCAATTGTATTGCGCCTATGAATATCGTTTTCTAATAGATTAGAAGGTTTCCCATCTAATAAGAAGAGCTCTTTAAAGTGGACTATGAAGTAGCGTCCTTGCTTATGTAGGATATGACAAGACTGAAACAGCTTGTTATCATGACGTGAAGCCACGCCTATCCGTGTTAGAGTTTCCCGTACTTTTAGAAAATCGTCTGGTTCGTTGAGAATAACTTCTAGCATTAATGCCGGAGTCCATTCTATGGGTTTACTTTCTTCCACCTTTATACACCTTCAATTTTAATTCTTCAATTTGTTGATCAGATAATATTGTCAAAACTTGGCGTGCTTTTTCATTTGAATAGCCATAATATTCTTTAACAACTTCTAAGTTAATAGGATTAGTTGGTTTAGCCCATTTAGCGAAACGTTTCTTTTTCCTAACACTATTTATCAAAAAAGAAAACTGCAGTTTTGAGTCAAGGTGATGGTATCTGTTCATCTCATTTGCAAGAAGAACTGTGTCTTGAAAGTAAGAAAGAGAACGATTAACCATAAAGGCGTTATAAGCCTTTTCAGTTAGATCGTCAACTATCATATTCTTTTTAGTGGTGTTGATTGCATTTATAAATTCAAAGGGATTCATTGATAATCCTTTCACGTAATTCAGTGGTGGAGTATTTATGGTCACGGCTATTGTAATAGATTTCATTCCACCAATAAGCACTGCCTGTGAATGCCTTTCCTTTATACTCTTCACCTATGATACGAATATCAATTGGAAGAGTATTAAGAAGTGATTCTAGTTCAGCTTCAGTGTTATACACATGGATCTCGTCTACGTATACGCAACCTTCAAGTTGAATGATACGTTCTTCTAAGCTCTGAATTGGCTTATTCTTATAAAAACGCTCGACACTTGGATCAACATGTAACCCCACTATCAAGTGGCCACACTGCTCAGAGGCTTCTTTAAGCATAAGAATGTGACCAGCATGAAGCAGATCGAAAGAACCTGCAGTAAAGCCAGTAAACTCAGTGTTTATTTCCATTCTGCACCAGCCATTATTTCTGTCATACATGCAACCATATTCATCTCATGGTCAGCAACGAACGCATTCTTATACTGATAATCTGCAAGGATGATTATAACTTGCGGAATAGAATGCGGTGCAAGATGATCTTCCATCTTGTCATATACTGCACGAAAGATTGTATGAGGTTCAGTATCGATGTTATTAACAACCCATTGACGCATGCCTTTAAAGTCTTTACCTTTAAGTTTATCCATTAACGATTTAACATTGGTATCACCTAGATTAACTAGAACACCAGCATCAATAGTACCACTAACAGAATACCTTTGTAATTCATTTAAGACACGACGCCAATCAGGAAAGTAACGTTCAACAAGTTGTGCTAGAACTTGCTTATCGAACGTGATGTTTTCCTTATTGAGAATATCTATAGTACGCTTAAAGAAAGCACCGGCAATTGCAGGCTTTTCTTTGTTTGGAATAGCGAACTCATAAACAGAACATCGAGAGTGAAGTGGTTCAATGATACGGTTCTTAAAGTTGCATGTCATTATGAAACGACAGTTGTTTGAGAACTCTTCAATGAAACCACGTAAAGCGGGTTGGGTTGATTGAGGATTGAGGTAATCAGCCTCGTCCAGAATTACTACCTTATAACCGCCTTGTAACGATACACTAGAAGCAAATTGTTTAATCTTGCCACGTAGTGTATCTATGTTGCCTTCTTCAGATCCGTTGATAATGATATAATCAAGACCAAGTTCATTGCAGAGTGCTTTGGCAACAGTTGTCTTACCTACACCAGCTGTACCACTGAACAACATGTTCGGCAACTGACCTGAAGATAAGATTTCGCTGAATACACTATCGATAGATTTCGGTAGTATACAATCAGAGATGGTTTGTGGGCGATACTTTTCGCACCATAAAAATTCATTAGACATACTTCACATTCCTCATTATATAAAAAGATAAGACTATTATAACACAGTTTTCTCTATAAGTACACAGTTATTTTATACTAATCCCACAAATTTTCGTAGTACTTTCCAAACAAGGCAAACCCATTGGCCATTCTTGCAGCGTGTGCTTCTCTTCCTTTTTTATCTTCCCATACAAGCTTCATACCAAATAGACTTTCGGTATCACCTGCAGCTTCTTCAGGACTGATAGTTTTATATTCATAGAAGTCACCTTCCCAATCATCACGGCACTTCTGATTAAATGCCCAAATCATTTCATCAAGAATCCAGTCCCAGCGTTTGAAGTGGTTATCATCAGTACCCCAGTTAAACGTATTTAGTGAGCCGCCTATGGCTTGACGGAGTTCTTCTGGAACATCTATATCATCAGTACATGGTGCACCGTGTTTTGTAGCTTTAAGTTGTACGAGCATAGGTAAAATGATATGGCCAAGAGTATGGTCCATGCTCCAAGTATCCCAGCGGTCAAGGCGAACATCAATCTTCTGCGTACGTCTATCAAACCAAATCCAATTAGCAATATTGTACACACTCTGTATAGAACCTTCAATACCTTCTACAAAGTTATCGAAGGAAGTTGGTGGTGGTGTACGATCGTGCGTTATCCATCCATATTTCTTTTCCATATACCTGGTATGTATATTACATATTAACCTAGATGGGTATCCGCCTATTTTAACTTTCATGTTCTATACCTCAAAGGTTTTATTAATATCAAATTCAGTGTTCAGATCATTTGGCGCATATCCACGAGGGTTACATAGAACACGGGTATCATTAACAATGTAATCAGACGTATTATGCATGTGACCATGGATCCAATACGATGGCTTAGCTTCCATCATAAAGGTAGACATATCGCTATAATACGATGCATTCAACAACTGACCTTTAAAGCACTCTGCACTAGAATTTTCATGAGGTGCATGATGTGTTACAACTACATCGCCTTCTCTCACATTCCTAACTAAGAATTTTCTTGCTTTAGAGTGAACGAGTGCTGCATCTTCTGCTCGGAATTTACTATAGCTTTCTCTATGGCGAATTACTCTGTGGTCAGACATCTTCTGATTAGCATCCCACATCGCTAATGGTTGATTACCACTCGATTGATAATCAGTCCACAATGTAGTTCCATGAAACCATACACCTTTGATCAAAACTGAACAATTCTGTAAGAGAAGTACGCGAGGATCTAATTCATCTTCTAAGTAATCATCTGCCCAATCCATATTAGACTTATAATATTCGTGGTTACCAGGAACATAGATAACGTGCTCAAATCTGCTAGCCTGTTCATTGATCCATCCTACTCGTTGTTTAATATTAATATCACCAGCAAGGATTAGCACATCAACATCATTATCTGGAGATTCGTCAAGTAGACCAAACTCCAAATGAAGATCGCTCATATATTTAACTTTCATAATATAATATTCCTTATTGATTAATATACTATTATATCACTAACTCAGAGAATAGTACACACTTATTTTCATTCTTTTTAGATTAAAGGGGAATAAGCTTATAAAGTATTACACGACTGAATAGGTTCTACTAACAATAACATATTAGGACCTAGTCTAACTTTACCTAAGGTAGTATACGCTCTAATATCAATTACCTGGTTTGCTGTAACAGTGATAATAGATTTCAATATCATTGGATATTCATATCCGATTTCTCTGAATGTCCTAGTTGCAGAACGCTGTGAGCTTGGGAAAAGAACACCATCGACATATATACCAATGAAAACTTTACTCAATGTATCAGATCCACTTGGAAATAAATTGCCTTGTATATCAGAAGATCCAAATCCAGTGATAGTACCGCTATCAGTACCAATGCTCAAAGCAACTGTGCTTACTCCTGTATTTGTTACATTACCTATTCCGCAAAATATAGAGAAATCTACTAAAGTCTCTCCTACTGTGGCTACACTCGTTCCTTGAGGTACTGCTTGAGTAAAGGTACTAGCATCAACTCCAGCAGCTCCGTTTAGAGTAAACATTCGGCCTTCTATTGCAGTACTATTGCCTACACTTACCGCTGCTTGGTTTGCTAAAAGGTTGCCTTTCATTATACTGTTTGCTCCAGTACTAGAAGCACCTTCTGATACAAACCAAACGTTAGAGCTTTGAGCTCCATTTGTTAATACTACTGATGATGATGCGGCTGTTGCAAATGCACCTACACATCTGAACACGAACAAAGCATTAGCGTTACCTCCTCCATCTAGTGTCAAAACACCTGTGATGCCTGAAGCAGCTGACTGAGTATAAACACCTGGTCCTAAGGTTTCTGAGCCGTAGGTTGCAGCATGATTAGTGACTGTAGCAGTCATAGCTGATAGTTCGTTATACAAGGTAGTTAGGTTAGCTTTAGCTCCTGATGTTATACTAGAGGCTTCAGTAACTTTAAACTCTGCGTTATAAGATACTTTAAAAGTTCCAACGTTTAACGTGCTTGCCATGTCAGGAATTACAACAGGAGATTCTGCTGTAGCTGATTCTATTATTGTTGAATTACTAACTCTCTGAACAGAATACGACTTAGGACTGTTTACTATTCCAGAAGGTACGATTTCGCCTGAGTTAAAGTTGATTATATTGGTTCGTAGAATAGTCATTAGCCTGTCCTCTCAATATTCGTAACATCGCCACCGGCGTTATACGTATAGATTACAGTAGCTACAACAACATCGTTCAATGAATAGGTTGCTGAAGTGATTACTTCGCCAGTATATACAAATGCAACATTATCATGTGCAGGTATTCCCATTTTATTAGGGATGTAATTGTCTGGGTGATGAGATTTGACTATGGTCATTATGATATTCCTCGTTATATTATTGCGGGCTCCTCGCCGCGATGGGTGATGCTACGAAAGGTTTACGCTTTCTAAACTTATTTATAATATAACGAATTTTTAACTTAAATATTATTCTTCCTTAAGACTACTTTAAGTGTACGACCATCGTCTTGATATAACAGCTCGACACTTACTCCATACTTTACTAATGCTCTACCAGTTTCATCAATTACTTCAAATCGGTTAATATTCTTATCACGGATACGGCGATCTGGAGGGCTAGCTGGTTTGGTATTATTAAGCAGATGAATATGATCTTCAAGCTCAGTTCTCGCAGAGTAAGCATCCTGCACAAGCGTATTATATGTGTCAAAGGCAAGAGAAAGATCTGTGTCATTCATACCATCAATGTCAATACGTTTATAAGCATCTTGATATGCCTTTATTGAATCTTCGCGCTTCTTCTGTAGTTCTTCTAATTTATTCATACTATACGATTGAACCTCTTACCATTGCAACTACTTTAGATCTTGGCCAGTCACGAAGATAATCATTATCCTTATCAAACAAGGCAAGTATTTCTGCTTCATTCATCTCAACAGTATCGACGATATACTCGCCCATATGCGCTTGAGAGAACTCTTCACATTCTTCCATAGTAACTGTATCATTAGCCCTGTCTATAATACTGACTGGGCCATTGAGGGCTAAGGTTTGTAGATCATCACGGTGCATTACATAACGCATTCGATACGATGAAATGGCAGTAACAACAACATAATCGGTATCTTTCATAATATAATATCCTTCATTTAAAGTGGTGTGAACGCCGGGAGTCGAACCCGAATCTTCAAGAATCACAATCTTGGGCATTATTCCGGTTATGCTACGTTCACCATCAAAATGGTACTCTTGGAATGAATCGAACATTCGC